ATTGAACTTCCCTTTGTGAAATGGCACGATTTGATTTATTAATTTCGTTAGGTAAGCCAGGTGTTTGAGGTCCTATTTGCTCATTAAACTCACCACTAATGATACCTGTATCTTTTAAAGAACCATAAAATCCAGATAAAGTTCCGAATTTACCACTTGATAAACTTGTTTTAGTTGTTCTAGGAAATACACCTAATATCAAACGAGGACCGTCACCACCATACACACCATATACCATATCTCCTTGACTAATTCTAACTGATCTTAATTTATAAGCACCACCAGAACCAGCCGTAGTCGGAAGTAAACAAAACGCATAACTTAAGTCATCCTCCTCAACTGTATCATTATCAGAATTGTCACCCATGATACGAACTTTATATCTCCATCCCCAACCTGACTCTAATTGATCCTTCTGTGAATCAAAAGACACGACTTTACCTGTCCAAGATTTTAATGGTATCTGACCATATTGATCTTGAGTGCTACCTTTAATAAACGGAGTTGACGTGGTATGTTCGCTCATTTTTGACTTGTGTATAAACCGTATGTATCACGGGCAAGAGTTAATGATGTATATGAATTATTTGTATCAAAATGATGGCAAAGGTGTAATATTAGATAAAATCCACTTCGATGTTCATTATATATTTGCAATAATTTGTCGTCTTGAGTTATATTTTCTAATTCAAGTTTGATTACATCACCTGCTTCAAGTTTTACATTACATGGAATTTGTATATCAACGAGTTGTGAGTGTAACAAACCATATCTCATGTTTGCTTTAGGTTCGTAATTTGCTGGACTGTTTATTACATCCTCACTCACTCCTTTTTCATCTGCACCAGGATTTATAATGTATGTATATGATTTACAGAATTTTTTAGTATCTACAGGTCTTTGCTGTTTCTCACCAAGATTAGATGAAGATAATAAATTTTCGACTTTTTCTGTATATTCGTGAGTCAAAGTATTCATTGTACATATTCTAACATTATATTGACCGTTTCTTAATGCAGATAATTGATCTTGGTCTCTTCTTACAATCGGCGGTAGTAAAACTTTATAATTATTTGCAGTATTATCTAAGTTTGCTTCCAAAGCACTTGAATAAGAATATGTATGTGTGTCTCTATAAAAACCACTAGAAAAACTTTCAATACCCTCTTTTATTAAACCATTTATTGATTTATATTTAAATCCACTTTTTGTTTCAAAGAAGAAATATCCAGGATCTGTTCCATCTTCTGGAATTGATTTTTTACACTGCTGAAGAATAACATCTAGAGCAGTTTCATGATTACCACTTACTTTATCATTATTACTTGTTTTTTCAATAAATTGTTTTCCCTTTGGTACATTTAATATAGAGGGATCTGATAATATTTTTTGAACAGTATCACTTATTGGTGCTTCTGGATAAATTCTATCAAGAGGTTTATTAGCGTTTTTGATAGCAAATTCTGAAACCATCGGAATAAAGGCAGTTTGTTTTTGAGATGAGTCAATATTCATTGGACTACCAGTTACAATCATAGGACTTTTTTCAAAATTTAATTCTCCTGATGCGGTGAGTATGATAAATGCTATTTCTTCAAAACCTTCAATGGGTAATGCATCTTTTAATGTTCCTCGTAAACCTGTTTTTGGATTTGCAACTGTTCCACCAACATCCTCAATGACAACATTTGCAGTTATCATTGGTGAATAAACACTTTCAAAGTAATCAAATCCTACAATTTTACCCTCAGTTCTCACTACAACACCACGATTTGGTTTTGTAACTTGAAATAAAGTATAATTTGATGCTCCTGCCGCTGACATTTTTACTCCTTATCCGTGATAACTACTTGTCTTAACACTTTCACTTCAGAATTAACATTTGCAGGATTCTTGTATTCTTTTATCGTATTTGGTAATCCCTCAATATTATTGAATTTTTCATTATCAAATTCATATCCATTTGGTATCACATTAAATATATCCCACCATTGATTTTTCTTTTCCTTATAAAATCGTGATTCTGATTCATTTTTGGGAACAATTATTTTCTTGCTAGGGTTTTCTTTATTATGTTTTTCTATCATATCATTTATAAATTTATCAGTTCTTATATTTTCAATATTACCTTTTTCGTCTGTTATTCTGTAAAATGGGACAATACCTTTATCTTCATCATATAAATTTATAATATCGTAAGTTCTACCATCTGAAAGAGTTCCTGAGTCGGTTATTTCACCAAAAGTTCTACCCTGCAATTTTTCAGTTTGTTTACGAATAGTTTCAAAATCTTTTTGCACTTCATCAATTATTGGTCGTGCTTCCTCAAATTCATCTTCAATTTGTTTAAAATCATCTGTCTTTGAGTCATTTCTAAACATATTCACAAATCCATTTGCTCCATCGTATATTTGTTCTATAACTGATGTTATAGGTTTGAAAGTTTCTTTTATTTTATCAACACCCTCTTTTATTTTTTCCGTTATTCCTTCAATATTATTGACAATAAATCCAAGCAATAAAAGACCTGCAAATGATATGATACCATCACCAAAATTTTTAATAATCGGAGGAGTAACCCCTCTTATTTTGTTTATTGATCTTTTAAAAGTAGAATTTTTTTCTAATTTTTCTTTTTTTTGATTCCGTATCTTGAGGAAAGTTTGACGCTCTTTTAGTTTTTGTCTTTTTATTTTTATTTTACTCAACGAATTAGTTGCTCTAGTAAGAATACTTCGTAGATTAGTTGATGTTATTTTTATTTTTTCTAGTTCTTCCATGTTTTAAGTATATACAAGATTATCAAATCCAAATAAGATAGGAACCTCATTCATGAGAGCATTATTATTATTTGTCGAACTCACACGAATAACCTGAGTTGCTGAAATATTATTCTTTTGATCTATTGTTTTCTTAGTTCTCAAGTCTATAGGTGGTAAATCATCAAAAGTAAAGGTGACTGGATTACCACTGTTCATTGCATATAATTTTTCTAATCCTATCTTATCAACCGCAGATTTTTGTAGGACAAATTCTCCAGCATGAACTCTACCAACTCCACTTGGATTATAACCACCTCTATGAAAATCTCTACCTTTTTTTAATATTGATTCTTCATAACTTGCTCCAGACTCTATTTTTTCAAAATCAATTTTTTGTCTGTATTCTCCATCAAAATCTGGAGAACCCATACCTCCAGTTTGTAAAAATTTAATATCTTTTTTAAGAGCTGCTATAAGTCCTGGTCTTTGTAATAAAATATTTTTTGATGTTTCTGCATCTAACTCTGCTTGTTTTTGTGCTATTAATTTATCTCTATTTGCTTTTGTGACTCCACCCATTTGTTCTAATAGAGTTAAATTTTTCATAACATAAGGATCTAATCTATTATAAAGACCAGGACCAAAAAATAAAGCTGCCGCTATAAATGCCTTTGAGAAAACAACTTTTAATAAAAATTTACCAAGACCTAAAAGTAGTTTTACTGTTCCTAATAATTTTAATGCAAGTAAACCTCCACCAATAGCTGCAACCAATTTCCAATTCTTAGTTGTCCAATCGAATACACTTTTTATCCCTTCCTGTAAATCTTCATTAAAAGCAATATTATTAATTAAAAATCCAGTGCCCAAAATAGTAGCAAGTTCAAATAACTTACTAAAAATACTTTGAAATGGTTTTGATATAGCTCCTGTCAAACCTTTAGCAAATTTTGATGTTTTTTTACTCTCTAACCTTTCCTCCTTTAAATCTCTTTTTAGTTTATCACTATCTTTTCTTTCTCTTTCAAGTAATTCCCTTTGCTCTTTTAATCTTGAACTAAAATCCTTTTCTAACTGTGATGCAACATCAGTTAAGATAGCATTTGTTTGAATCATCGACTCTTGCATAGAGTCAATTTTTGGAGTTATACCTTCACTTATTTTTGCATCTTGTCTAGTAACTATCCTTCTTAAAATAGTTATTTTTTCAGTGTTTTTAGCGACCTGACTCGATAAATTTCCACTACCAAGTTTAAATGTAGTTTTATTAATTTTAGGAGTAGTTACTGTATCAGGTTCCACGTTGTTGTGCCTTTAAGTTTTCTTCTTCAATATACTGTTGAAGCATTGACAAATAGATTTCCCTCTCCCAAGGAATCATGTTTTCAATCTCAGTTAATGAATATTTATGATGCTGAATCAGGGCAAAATTAATTTTATAGTATGACTCAAGATTCGTATGAGCCATACTTAGCTGAAAAAAGCAGCTAATCCCTCCAATACAACATCTGATTCAACATTTGTTTTCGGATTTTTCACTTTGATAGTATGTGTTAATTTTGGCATCGTAGTGAAAAAATCTTCAATCATCGCAAATTGTTTTGTATTCAATTGCTCTAAAAAATCCTCTAATTCTTTTTGAGTTGATTCAGATGCATCCCAACTTTCTTCCTCATTGTATATAACGTCAATACATGATGTAATCATAGTCAGAGTTGATTTAATATCATTAGATGTAGCACCTATTTCAAAATTATTTTCAATAAATGAATCCATTGAAGGATATTTTAATTTTAACGAAAGGTTGTCATCTAATTTAATTATATTTTTATGTTTCCTATCCTTTTTTATTTTGATAAGATCAAGATCAATGGTTTTTTGAACCATTGTTTCATTGTCATCTGGACATCTAATGTTTACTTCAACACTTTCTCCAACAGATTTTGCTCTGACATTTAAAAACAAATATTCTATATCAAATGTAGCAAGAGATTGAATTTTAACGTTTTTTGATATGATACATGAATTCAATATATCTACTACAGAATCACTTATTTGTTTTGCATCCTCTGACTCAAGTGCCATGATAAGGATTTTTTCTTCTCTCACAAGAAAAGGTCTGTATTTAATTTTCTTGTTATTTGAGGGTAATACCAACTCATAAGTTGGAGTATTAATCTTTGGTAAAGGCATAATGAATTATCAATTCAGTAAAATTATTTATATGGGTTTTCTAACCGTTTACTATATAGCGGTCAAAATTAAATGATACGGATACTTTCAATATATCAGCTGCACCATATGAAACAGGCACAGGATTTATTGCTTTTGGAAATACGTTAACAAATCTGTATCTTAAGGTTCTCTTGTAATTTTTTTCAAATTTATTGATGAACATATTATTGCATTTGTATGAGTCTGGATATTGCATTCTTCTATAATAAGCTTGGTCATCTTGTCTTGCAAAACTATTTGAACCACTAGATATATACTCCATCCATCCCTCAAATATTTTTAAAAGGGTATAATCTTCATCAATATAAAAAGAAAAATCTATGTCTGTGTAAAATCTTGTGTGAGCATACTGTTGTGGAATACCCATGAAGTTGTCCTTCACCTCTGCAGTTGCTAATGTAGATGTAGGTAAAGAAGCATCACTACAAAGAATACCAGCTCTTCTAGATAAAAATTCTTTTACATTTCTTATTTTTGTATATCTTGCTAAATATGATTCAACACTAGGAGTAAGAGTTGAAAAGGTAACTAAAAAATGATTTGTCTGTGCCAATGGACCTACAAGTCGATTAGCAATTGATTGATTATATGCTTGTACTGTTGTCTCTGCCACTCTAAATAAGTATGATTGTTGTTTCTATTTATGTCATATAAAGGAAAATATTATCCTTCCTATCCCAATAAGTATAAAGGTGATCCTACAAATATTATTTATAGATCACTTTGGGAGAGAAAATTCATGGTTTATTGTGATAAAAATGATAAAATACTTGAATGGGGAAGTGAAGAGATAGCATTACCGTATCGTTCTCCTGTAGATAATAAAGTTCATAGATACTTTCCTGACTTTTATATAAAGGTTGAAGAAAACACTGGTCGTGTCAAAAGATATTTAATAGAGGTAAAACCACTTAAACAAACTATGAAACCTAAAAAACCAAAAAGACAAACAAAGGGTTATTTAAGAGAGGTTTATGAATACGCTAAGAATCAAGCAAAGTGGAAAGCAGCAACTGAGTTTTGTGAAGACCGATTATGGGAATTTAAAGTTATGACTGAAAAAGAACTAGGAATCAAATGAGTCGTATCGCACCACTTGTAGACAATCTCATCGGCAGTGAGGATGCTGATGATTTAATGATTGAAATTATGGATATTTTAAGTGACAGTGAACAGTCAGTACCAGAAGTTGGTAAAATATATGTATTTGTATATCAACCAAAAACATCAGGTAGATATGATCAAAATCCACTTGTCGCAGTGACTAATATATTTGATTGGGGTTTCCGTGGAATAAACTTTCATTGGGGTCAACCTCGTCAATATACTTTTCAAGAGGTGGTGGGTCAACTATATCAGGTCACGAATGAAGAGTTACAAGACCTAAATACAATACCATTTGCTAAATTTCGTATAAATAACTAAAAAGATATATGGCATTCTTTACGACAGCAGCAGTAGTTACGTTGGTAGGTGGTACATTAGCCGCTGTGAAATACTATAGTAGTGACGCAGATGAAGAATTTGATAATAGGGTAGGTAATAATAGAATAAAGAATAAAACTCTTTTTGGTACTGAAAAAGTAGAAGCAGCGTTATCTAGCAATGAAAATAACGCAGATGTTGGAAGTCTAGGAACTTATGAAACTAATGGCATAACTTATGATACTGCTACTGGTAGAGCTATTAATCCAAATACTGGTAATTTTCTTCTTGATGAAGAAAGCACATCATCAAGAACACAGGGAAAACCTTTAACACCAGCAGAGAAAAAAATCACCTCTCAAGTTGCAGAGGCAAGAAGAAAAGAAATAGATAAAACAAGATTTAAAAGATTACAAAGATACTCAACAAGAAAAAGTGGTGGTATTCTACGATATCCTTTAGAATCTTTGACAGAGCATACAGATTATTTACAGATTGATATTGAAAAATACGTTCCGATTGGTTCAACTTATGCATCAGTTCCTGGTGGAAATAATCGTTATGTTACAGGAAGTAGATTAACCAATAGGGCTGGAGTAAGGGGAACTAACAGATTATCCACGAAACCTCTTGTTAATGATGGAACGATTTTATTACCTATACCCGCTAATTTAGCAGACACAAATAATGTTCAATTTGATACATCAACTTTGAATGGACTTGCTGCCGCTGGAGTTGAATTTGCAGAGGGTGCAATGTCAACTATTGTTGATTTTAATAAACCTGCAGCTGCTGTTGGTCAACTTGGTGAAGTGATGAATAAAGCAAAACAAACAACAATCGAGGGTGCAGGTAGTGTTCCTGCAGCAACTGATGCTATAACAAAATTTCTTGCTTCAAAAGCTGTTAATATTTTTGGTGCTAATGTAACCACTAACCAATTGCTCGCAAGAGGAAATGGTGAAATTTTAAATCCAAATATGGAATTATTATTTGGTGGTCCGACACTTCGTAATTTTAGATTTTCGTTTAAATTTACACCTCGTAATCAAAAAGAATCTGAGCAAGTTAGATTAATAATTCGTGCATTCAAAAGAAACATGGCTCCACAAGCACAAGGTGGCACACTAGCATCAGGTAATTGGTTTCTTAAAACTCCAAACGTGTTTAAGTTAAGATATCGAACAGGAACAAAAAACCACCCGTTTTTGAATAAATTTAAACAATGTTTCTTAACGGATGTTCAAACAACATACACTGGTGAAGGAGTATATGCAACTTATGATGATGGAACACCAGTTTCAATGATTCTAGATTTATCATTCAAAGAGATACAACCAATATATGACATTGACTATGATGCACAACCAGGAACGGAGGCAGTAGGTTACTAATGGGATACTTTAGAGAGTTACCAGATTTAAGATATCCATCTTTTTTATCAGATAAGATGTCATCTCTCGATTATGTAGAGGTAAAAAATATATTTCGTCGTGCTAAATTAAGAGATGATTTACAGAATAACTTTACTGTATTTGATAAGTACGAAATACCAATGGGTGCAAGACCCGATACAGTAGCAGAGGATTTATATGGGAATGCTCAGTTTGATTGGGTGGTTTTAACAACAGCGGGCATTATAAATGTTAGAAATGAATGGCCATTAGAGGATAGAGATTTATACAACTATGCTTTTAAAAAATATGGTGATGCTTTAAATTCACCAAGATTTTTTGAAACAACCGAAGTTAAAAACTCTGATGGTGTTACTATCTTAGAAAAAGGAAAAGTTGTTGACAGCAACTTTACAATACCAAATCCAAACACACCAACAGCAACATTAAATCCAGTGATTGGAATAAGTAATTTTGAATACGAAACACGTTTAAATGATAGGAAAAGAAGTATCTTTATCTTGAGGGAAGAATATTTACAAGAATTTATCAATGATATAAGACAAATAATGACTTACGAAGAATCATCAGAGTTTATAGATCAAAGATTAATACAAACAGAAAATACAAATATAACACTTCCATAAAAAAAGAGGTCTTTCGACCTCCTCTGAGTATTTGAATTTGAAAACTAATTAAGTTTTATCTCTTGAATACTAACTGAGCATTTCACTATGAAAACTAATAAAAGGTTTTATGACTTGAATACTAACTGAGTATTTGAAGTTGAAAACTAACAAGAGTTTTTTCTCTTGAATACTTACTTACGTTATTATTCTTCTGCTAGTTTCGCAAAGTACGATAATGCATCATCCTCGTCTTTGTCTACCGTTGAGGTAG